AAATATTACCCCCGCCAATACCAATAGCACCGAAAAAATTTATAACATTATTTTCATCGGCTTCATACAACTGCATCGGAGAAACATTTATACTAAAAGCCCCAACACCTGCATTTTTATTCGTAGAGGCAAACTCCAAAAATGGTGTAATATTAAACACCTTATCCAAAGCACGAATATAAATCCAAACTTTGGCATTTAACGGAATAAGGCTGCAATCAAAAGGCACATATTTACTCTTCTCTCCAATAAAAGCACCTTTCTCATCACGATCCTTAAATGGTCTCCAGCTCTTATAAAACTTATCCATCAAAAGAGCCTCATGATTCTTATTCCAAAAAGCACTATAATCGTACTGTTTTAAAAAAGAATGATCCCCAAACAAATCTTGAATATCCACAAACATATAATCTGTGTCTAATAACAAATTTGTCCCGGGCTTAATGTAAGGTGGATTTTCAGCCTTTATTTCAGCTTCATATTTCTTCTTTTCTTCTTCAGTATATTGAGATACTATATTTTCAAAATTAGTTGTTTCTGGGAGATCACGGTAAGTCTTATCCGACTTATCTTCTGGTATGGGCTTCAAATTCAAAAAATCCTTATCCGTCATTTGTTCTTTCCCCTCTTTTTGCTCAGGGAATTTTTCTTTAACAAATTCAGAAACAGGAATATTATCCGCTCCTCTATATAGATAATTCTGTAACATTATTCATCCTTTGTTGTTAAGGTCTTAATCACCTGATTAAGATAATTATGCCGATCTGATGCACTGATAGAATATTTAGTAGCTAATTGAGCTCGAGTCAATTTATTTGCTTCTTGTATTGATTCAGTCAAAGCATCAATTTTAGCAGCCGTTTCTTGGATATCAGTAGCAGAAGGTCGTTCATATTTCTCACCACTACCACCACCAGTCAAATCAATATCCCATAATTGCTTTACAAATTTAGTAAAGTTATCAATAACAGAATCAAGGACAGGAACTAATTTTTCTCCCCAACTGGTAAAGGTATTGCTAAATGCAATAGAAGAAGCCGTTACACTACCCGCAAGATTCTGAATAGGTATTTCTTCAGCTCTTGATTTTATATCCCATATTTGATCAGCAGGTATTTCTTGAACCCCCCTACCAGTCTGGGAAAAATCAAACATATCTCCATATCCGATTCCCATATTATGTAAAGCAGCCTGATATCCAGTAGTTCCAGGACCACCAGTTACTCTCTGCATATATTCTAAAAATGCTTTCTGGAAACCTGGATTCGAAAGATTTTGTTGAATCCAACCCATCACTTCAAAAGGAGTTGCATTTTCGCCACCCGGCATAACTTCACGGGCAACCTGCATCCTCATATATTTTATCTGATCATTGTTATCACCATTCGCACCAACCAAACTCTCAAACACCCGGTTCAATTGTTTTACGTCCATACCAGTAGCGGTCTTAAGAGACGTAAACATATCCATCAAACCATACCCATCTATCTGTCCAGTTTGCTCTAAAAGTTTCTCTGAAGTCTGTGAATATAAATTCATATATTCTGACATCTGGGTACGAATTTCTGCTTCAGTTGCGCCACTCTTACGAAGAGTTCCATAAATCTCCTGTAAAAGAGAAACCGTATTTGTACCCTGTCCATAAGAAGACACCTGCTGTAAATTATTTACTGCACCCGGATCAATTCCATAAGAACGGCTGATTTGCAATAACCTTCCAGAATCACTAATCGCTCCACGACCACCAGATAAAATCTGAGCCTCGGCTTGAGCCCCCTCTTGGACATTCATTCCTAATCTGGCATATAAACCAGAATTACCCCAAGAACGACCCATTCCTCTTCCTATTCCACCCCCCAGGACCTGAGATATACCAATAGCACTCTTCTCATGCTGTTCTGCAAGACTAATAGATTTACCAGCCAATGCACCAACAGCAGCAGCAACCGGATCAGAAAGACCTTCAAATAAAGCTCCTGCACCACCTAATACAGCACCAGCACCAATCGCAATCGGATTTCCTGAACGTGCAACTGCACCACCAGCAGCCGACATAACTTTCCCGATTGTATTACCCATTGCCCCTAACACCATAGCCCCCATTTGAGCAGCGAGCTCATAAATATTAGAAGAAGAACCCATACTGGCAGCCATACCAGCAACAACAGAACCAGTCCCCCCACCACGAACCTGACGTCCAGTAGGAGAATATTTTGAATCATCATCTGGCTGTTTTGTACCCATATCCCGAACAACATCCAAGATATCTTTCAATATCTGAGCTATCGCATTACTATTTCCAGGAATATCTCCACCTGATCCAGTAGGGACGGCCAAAGGAGCCCCACCAATCTGAGGAGAAGTGGGTGCCTGCATCAACCGATTCCGCTGCTCCAATAAATCAATCTCCTTTTGGAGTTGTTCAATATTTCCAGAAGTGATCCCGGTGAACTCCCGCCCTATGTTGACGAGTTCTCGCATTAAAGAGACAGCGGACTGACGTAGTTGATTTAACTGCGTTGTGTCGGCCGTTACCCTTATTCTCTTATCTTCTCCTGCCATTCTCTTTATATATCGCTTGGTAAGTTAGCCAATTCTTCCCGTGCTTCCCTAATCCACGCCTCTTGACGTTCTTCGGGAGTCATTTCTTCGGGTGATTTCTGTTTTAGGAATTCTCCTATATTTGGAACGTACTTGTTTTCTTCCTTTTGCGCTGCCAGCATTTCATCAAATAGCTGGTCTTCCTCAAACTCCAAAAGCTGATCCAAGAAATTAATTTCCCGGTGAGCTGATGACATAAAAGGGATATTGTGTTTAACCCTCCACCACCTGTCCACCGGGAAATTATTATTCCAACGAATAAGGAAATTCCGTCTCTCTTCGCTGGTCATATTTGCCTACTTTTTTTCTTGTTCCTTCTCTTTAGGTTCCTCTTTTTGTGGAATTAGGATTTTGGTGAACTCATTGAGCTTTGGGGTTACTTGATCAACGTAAGCCTTGCGGATCATAGTAAAATCCTCGAGGCCCAACTCGCTAAAATTCTTCACCATCAAATCTTTAATGAATTCCGGACACAAGATTGTGAGCGTCGCTTCAATATCGATCATATCACAGGCAGAAGCAGCAGATACGGTAACGGCTTGCGACAGGGAATTATAAAATCCCCTGCCGAGAGCCTGTTTCATAGCTTCTATCTGATAATACTGACCAACGTTCGGAAAGGCCATATTATACGTCTTCCCTTTAATTTCAAATTGCCATGCAGTTTCCATAATTGTCTTTTATTACGATTTAGTTGTAATCGGGTTCAGATAAACACCAGAAATATTAAAGCCTGAAATCTGGTTTTCTTGCAGCGTAAACGATTGATTGTTTACATAGCAAGGGTTCAGATTGGCAATCGTCTTCCCGGTATTGTCAACTTCCGTAATCAGTTTATTCGTCGGGTCGCTTGCTACGATAGTTTTAGCGAAGATGAATATCGAGAACGGGAATTCACCCATTGTAAGCGTGTTCAGAACTTGAGTAACGCTTCCGTAACGGTTCACCATTTCTTTCAATTCAGGCCGATCAAAATCAATAAAGAATTGATCAACCGTAAACGTACAATCAATTGACAGGGCGGGAACTTCCTGTTTGTTCATGTTCCCTAAACCCTGCACATTTCCACGAGTTATATTCTCTTGAAAGGTCAACCCACGTACATACCCAGCAACAGCATTCCCGAGCCGAATATAGGCTTTCGGGGCTGTAAAGGTTATCGGAGTGTAATCTGCCATTTTTATAATCTATTTAGTTAAATTCTTAAGTCATTGATCTACCGGAGAATGAATCCCGTAAAGAAAATCTTTGTAATTTCTGAGTTCACACGAATGTAGTACGAAACAAAATACGCATCCTCCTGACGAGTAACCGTGATATTCTCAAAGTCCAAAATCAGGTTGTCTTGAGTTTCCGTTGCAACTCTGGACTGCAAATAAGACTTCGTCCATTGTTGCAAAATACCGGGGCTCAGAGTATTAATATTCACACCATTTTCATCCCCTAAAAGTTCTACCTCAGCATTGTAAACCAATTCCCGGTTGATCTGTTCAACTATACGCATGAACTGTATAGAGAAGGACTGGCCGTTTCCATTAAATAACGTCTTATTATCCTGCAAGGTATTAATCCCCTGAAGAACAACATTACGTCCAATATTCGGATTAGGAACGGTAAGCAGAACACCAGCCTGAAGAGCTTTCTTCTGCTGTGCATCCGACGGAATGTGAACTAAGATATCTACACCAATACTCTTATTGGTTACAGGGATATACGGTGGCTTACCTAATGTCCTGCCTAAGATAGCACACATATTGTACATAACCGTCCACTTCCGATACCCCTCAGCAGAAAAATCAGAAGCCAAACCGACATCACCGTGTACCAGTTGCACAAACTCACTATTAAAAGTCTTCGCCAAAGCAAGAGACTGATCAAACTCCGCTTCGGTACCGTAACCACCTATCCAAAGGAACCGACGGAACTGCGAAACATTATTAATGTGACGCAATATCTTACGAGTTACCGAACTATTTGCATTCTCTCCGTATTGGTCCGTACAGATAGCATTATAGTCCAGATTGGTAATTTGCTCCAGAACTAAATCAATATCCGTAGAATTATACGTTTCCGTCCCACCAGTAGCAAGAATATAAGTTGCCGGGTCTGTAATATTCACATCAGCGGAAGTAACTTCACCAGTCCCGGTCACTTTAGACGAATCTGCGTCCAACACAAAACGAAGACCAAAATTGGTATCAGTTTTAGCCCATTCAATCAGAGTTGCAATATTGTCAAACTCCGGTGACTGAAGAATAAGTGTAGGAGTCGCATTCGCTTGATCTACTTCTCCATAAGAAATTCCATCTGCAGCCGTACCCGTATAGGTGCCAACCCAGAATTTCATCACCCACATATTCTCGTTATCTGGAGATACTTCCAACGTATATCCGTAACCCTGCGAAAGGATATTCCCCACTTTCACGCCATTTGCATTAACCCCCTCATCTTTGGTAAATACTGCAAACGTACCACCATTTTCTCCACCACCAGTAGCGGTAAAAGTCATACGGGCCGAAGTCGTCGTGGCTGCACGTACATAGTACAGCTCAGAAATCCCTTCTGCTGCTGGGTTATTTGGGTCAGGGAAGAACAGGCCCTCGGCCATCTTCCACCACATACCGCCTTTCACAAACGATTGGAACTCAGAGAGGGTACTGAACGAGTAAATAGCCTTCTGTCCAGAGGCTTGCTGTCCGCTTATACCTGCTCCACCACCATATCCGGAACCAAATACTCCGGTGTCGATAACCAGCAAACGACCGTAATCTAACGATCTGGCTGCACTTCGTTCACCTGATTTTATGGTCGAATAGGCTCCCGGGAGGGTAACTTGTTTATTATTAAAATAGAAAGTTGTCGCCATATCTTCAAAATGTTTTTCTGTTTATTATCTGATAATATAGTAAAAATTTCGTCAAATTAAAAATTATTCTACCCGTTTTCTGGAATAATGTTAGGCCAATCAAACTCAACCTTATTCAAGAACACTTGTTTCTCAATAGAAGGGATTGAATATTGTGTCCGTAACATAAGCGTAATTGATCGCAAAAACACCGGAAAAGGTATTATCTGCGTATTGACCATAAGCTCTTTCATTCCAAACGAAATAGACGTGTAACTCTGTGCAAGAGTATTATAGGCTCCCACAAAAAACGAATAGATGACCTCGGAAAGAAGGATGCTTTCTATCATATTTACGCTCACACAAATCACCTCAAAATTGAATGCCTTTCCATCCAAGAATTCAAACCTGCTACTTGAAGGTCTTTGAACAACTTGTGGCATCTCTACACCAGTTTCCCGGCCTATGGCATTATCCCCATTATCCCGAGACGGCTCCCGAAGAACAATAACCGGGCACATCTGGACATCCTTTGGAAATTCCAATGCCACTCGCAACCTCTTAGAATCCTTTGGGCCTCGCAAAAATATCTTCTTTGCCTGCTCATAGAAATCATAAGAACCATCTTGGACCCCGTTTAATAACTGGTAAAGCCATGTTTCCTTCTCCTGTTCTGGAGTAGTGGCCTGTAAAGAATCCGTACGGATATACTCTAACCCAGCCTCTAATATTTGTTTTACCCGAATTATTTCCATTATATACTTTTTAAGAAACTATCAATTGCCTGATCTGCCACCGCTGGAATCCTGGAAATATTAACTGCATCGTCCATTAAATGCAACGCATGGAATCCGGGATGAATCCAGCTATTCGGGTCTGAATTATTGCTTACCCTGCGGAACGTAAAATAACCGCCCCGCTTCTTCTCATTCCCAGAACTTGTCTCTACACGAACCAGCCCCTCGTATTGAGCCGTTTTATGCTTATATTCTCCCCAAATCTTATCTTCAGTACGTATCTCCTGACGAACCCCCTTAACTCTGTATTGCTCCGGTAAATCGCTAATTTTAAGAGGTGACGTCGCACCCTTTGCAATATCATAAACTTCCCGAGGCATTGTAGAAGCAAACAACGTTGATTCTGCTACTGCGTCTGAGGTTGCATGCCGAAACGGAATTGTAAGATACCAGCCATTCTCCGTAATCTTCCTCTTATCTGATTCCCCAAACCCGGTCTTCATATCAAACGGAGAAGCCCCATCCTCAACCATCATAGGAAGAGGATTATCCGAGTTATTACTTAAACCGAATACAACCTCTGTTTCACTTACACGATCCATATACATGGCTCGTTTGTAATCCTTACGGGTTTTCTTCAGTTTTTCATTGACGAGGTTTTCCCAATTATACATATACTCATACGCAATGCTGTCAATAATGCTCCTTCCAAGGTCAGCACTTTGTTCCTTGGAAAGAGCAAATTCCTTTACTACATCCGTTAAATCTATGTTAATAGGTATCATTTTCTATCACCCCGCCCCCATCATAATTTGGCCGATCTTGGATAATAAGGTGAGAACGCCTTGCAACGCCCTGCAAAGGCATCTTGATTTGTTCAAAAGAACCTTTCGTGCTCTGCTTCAAAGACGAACGCACCTCATGAGGAACATCTATAATCTTATATTCAATCCTATGCTTATAAGATACAGATATAGAATAATTTACAAACTCTGCAGGAAATTGTGTCATATCAAACTTGACACAATATTTGTTATCCGTAGATATCGAATATGCAGCCTCTGAAATTTTTACTAACGGCTGATTGTCTGCAACAAATACATACACTCCATAAAACTGGATAGGTGCATATGTGCAGAAACACCACCCTTCATCCCCAGAAACATTCAATTTCAAAGTTTCCGAAAACGTCGTAAATTCTTCTTTCAGGGTAATGCGGTTATAAAACTCAATAACCTCTCTTTGAGAATCTTCTACTGTCACATTTACGGCACCAATCAATTCTGGAGACCATTCCCGATATTCTGTATCCCGGTTAAGAGACGTGATCAACGCCCGGCATTCTCGCGGCTCAATATAGAAGAACCCTACTCCACCACAATTCTCACAGGTAGGATGAGGCCCCATACCACCAGAAGAACACGGGCAACGGACAGCCCGTTCGCTCACGATCCAATATCCGTGAGCAAACAAGGCATTATTGAACTCTCTTGGTTTAAAATAAACTTGAGGAGTTACCGTTAGATTCGGCTGCTGCTGAATCACCGATGGTTTCTTTTCGCCAGCCATTACAATACTGCTAATTTAATTTCGTCGTAAATCAATTTTATCCTCGGGATAGTAGCTTTTAACTCGCGCTCATATTGGAGAAGCCTGGCGTTATACCCACTCGAAGTTGCTGAGGCTGTGCTACTTATGGATTGACTCAACCCGTCCACACTTAATGACTGTCCAGCAATACCAGCCCCAAGAATAAGGTCACCAGCAATCCCGAGAGGACCAAA